TTTGACCATCTACAACATATCTAAATGCTGTCATAGCAAATTCTTCAGAATATGTGCCTTTTTCTTTTTTAGATTTGATGTTGTTTACTATAGGTTTAATTTGATTTTCTTCTATGTCTTGGTTAGATTCAATCTTATTAATTAAATTTTCTACTTCAACTTTATCATAGTCTTCACGTCTTAATAGACTAGTAACATCTTTTTTCTTTTTCTTTACATGTACACCAGGCTCTGCGTCTGGTGGCATTGCAAGGTTTGATCCATCGCCTACTGCATTAGCAGGTGCGTCTTCTTTTACAGGCATACCTTTTTTAACCATACGTGATAATGCCATACCAGATATAAAAGGTATCTTCTTTCTTCTTAAAGCGTCTAGCGCTCTATCAGGTATTCTGTCAAATATTTTTCTTAATTTATTTGCTTGATCTGTTGAGATTGTTTTATCTTTTAGTCCTGCATATTGTCTTGCCAACATGTCTATTTGACTATCAGAAAATTCTCTTATAATTGATCTTACTTCTTTAAAGGTTTTCATTAAAATTTTACCCTCTCTATGTTGTCCTCTGATACTATGATTTGTTTTTTAGTATCTTCATTTATAACATGATATAGGTTTACACCAAATAGATTATCAAAAGGTTTCTGATTTTCAGTTGTATATACTACGTCACCTACATCAGCAGTTTGATCGCCATTTAAATCTTCTAATCTGTCAATCATTATAAATCTACCTTCTTCTAAAAAATCAAAACCTATAGACTCTTTTAAATCATCATCAAAAGCAATCAGGTCGTTTTCAATAAGATGTTTATACAAACCTCTTTCTAATTCTACAGCGTTAATATCTTTATTCTCTTTTAACAATAGAGCCAAAGCAGTTGCGTATGAGGCAAACTTTGATTTACCACCAGGTAATAATCCTAGTAGTCTTTTCAAATTGAATACAAATCTGTGTAGTATAGTATAAGAATCTTTTTCTTTTGCTGATTTCAAAGTTTTAGCTTTTCTTAATACTTTACCATTGTCATCAATTATACCCAACTTATAAGCGTCATGTTGCTTCCAAGGAGTAACTAACATTTTAATTACCCTATAAGTTATTAATAAATCTATTGCTCTTCCCATTATAATTTCTCCAAACTTGATAACAAAGTTTTGTTAATCTTCACAGTTGGCAACTCGTCTTCACTTACTACATTTAAATATTGTAAGAAAGTCTTTAGTACAGACCAATACTCTCTTTCAATCTTAAATAATAATAATGTAGCCGCAGCCTCATTACCAAAAACATTTGTCAATACTATAATATGATTTAATACTAATCTTGTTTTCAGTTCACCTGTGGTTTTATATTTACGAAATAGACGTTTAAGATATTTAAATCTTTTTACATCTTCATAAAACTCCTGTTCCGTATCTAAATTAGGAACATTGTAGTTTTTTATAGCGTAAAATAACCAATTCTTCTTTGTTATCTTATCAAACATTAGCCAAGCTCTGCATAAACTTTAACAGCGCCGTTTTGTAATGTTTCGTAACTACCTTTTAGTTTTAACTCTTTGCCAACTTTATGACTAATTCCATCATCATTTATGTCAGAGCCGTCAGTATCTTTACCGAAACGACCACCATTAAATACTAAAGCACTTTCAAAAGTTCCCTTTTTATCGTCAATTGTTATTGAGTCTTTTAGTTGTACACCTATGCTTGTCAATCTCGCTTCTAATTGAGAAAGAGCAGCCTCAGGTTGTAAATACTCCTTATCAGCAATAGAGCTAACAAAAGCATTTACTCTTTGTAAGATTGCAGGTTCATGTATATTGTGAGCACCCATTGATCCATCTTCTACTGAAGATTGATGAGGTGTTCCAACGCCCATAGTTCCGCCTTCTTTTATGTGTTGTTTAAATGTTTTCATTTTTCTCCTCGTTTAACTTCGTCTTTTAATTTTTTAAAAGTTTTGCCTCCACACAGGTCTTCTTCAGCGTCTTGTACTTCCGCTTCTTTTAACTTATCAAACTGACCCTCATGTGGTGTATTGTCAGCAAGATCATCTATAAAACTATCCCTATCTTCTTTCATTTATCACCCTCATTCAATTGTTGTGGTTCTTCTTTAGGCTTTATATCTAAAGAAGGCCTTTCAACTGGGCCTGGATCAACTGGTTCACTTGAATATGCAAGTGAAGTACTTGGATCTGATCTGTTATGGTTACTATCATATTGTAATAGTTTTTCAACTTCTTGTAAGGCACCATGAATAGCACTTAAATTTGCTTTCATTCCTAACAAATCTTTTTCAACTCCTTTTATTCTATTGTTCAATTCATTAAACGTTTTTTGAAGAGCAAACTTTTCTTTCATCAACGTCTGTGTACTTATACCCATAATATTCTCCTAATATATTATGCAACTACGAAACCGTGTCCGCCGATTACATTCCAGTTTGAATTTTTAAATATACACACAGCAGTTTCACCTTGAGCATTCAAAGTAATAGTAGTACCACCACGTAAGTTAGTAGGTGTAATTACTACATTGTTTGTTCCAGATGTTGATGTGTTGATAAAAATCTTAATTTGACCATCAGAACCATCTGCTAATGAAATAGCACCTGTTGCTGATGTAGCGTTAATTTCAGTCACAGCAGTTGTTACGTTTGCAACCTGTGATGAAGCGTCAGCAGTTATTGCTTGTGAAGTTTGTGCTAAACCTAACCATGAAGGTATATTGTTAAACACATTCTCTGCTGATATTTTTTTATTGATTGGTGTCCCTGCTGGGTCATCCACTACGTGAAACAAGTCAGCCGTAGCCAACGAGTCACCTAAATCGGTCAATGCCGTTATTTTTTTGTCTGCCATTTTTCTCTCCTGTTAACCCTTTCGGGGATGCTACTCTAGGTAATTGCCTAGATCAATTTGTTCATATAGTATATATAAGGGCACTTTGAGCGCCCTTATATGATTTTGTTATTATGCTTTAACTGTAATAGTTCCAGCCGCTGTACCAATACTAGCTGCACTTGTAATAGTAGAGTTAGTAGTTGTACCTTTATCCTTAACAGTACCACCGTCAAGGTTCATAGCGTTAGCACCAATGCTTAAAACATCATTCGCTGCTGTTGCTGCTGAAGCTGCGCTTATTACTGAAGTAAAGACTAATTCGTTTGATCCTGTACCACTAGCATATTGCAAGTTGTATGGTCCACGACCTGAGCCTGAACCTGCGTTGTTGTTTTGTACAGCCACGTAAGGTGTACTAGTAACATCAACCGCTTCGTTAAATCTTACTCTAACAGACAAGTTGTATCCTGCTGATACGTCTGCTTGTGCTGAAGTTGTAATCCATTCAATTTCTGTAATATTTGCTGAACCCATATTTGTAGCTAATCCACCGATTGCTACCAATACTTCGGGTGTTGCACTTGCATTGTCATTACCTGACAATACTGAGCCTGCTTCTCTTACCCAACCTGAAGCGTTTGCAAAGACTTCTTTTTTTTCAGCTGTTGTAAGATTTTTAGGCTTTATATCGTTTCCCCATAAAGACATATATCTCTCCTTAAATTAATTATTGTTATATAACAGTACTATTTATAAGATTAAAAGCCTAGTCTTTTGAGTTGGGCGATAGTTTTTGATGTGTTTGTGTGATGTATGCCAGTACCACCAGCATTGATAAACTCTCTTACGTTCTTCTCGTAATCGTCAATAAGAATAGACGGATTGCCTTTTTTAGCAAAGAGTTTCTTTTCTTTTCTTCTAACAAGGTTTATCTTTGATCTGTTAGATATACCTGCATTTTTACTTAACCATTTAGTTTTACCAGGTATACAGTTAGGGTCGTAAGACTCTTCTACGTATGCTGATAATATATGTGGATCAAATTTTGATATGTAAGACCATAGTTGTCTGCCACCAGGCATCCAAGGTAGTGTTGACCAAAAGTCTTTTTTCTTTTTGATATGCGACCACTTCTCTCTACTTGATGGTATATTCATCCATTTGTTGATTGACATACCTGTAGTTTTCTGAGCGCCTGTTTTAAAGTCTGCAAGCACTCCATCCATGTCGCAATATATGATAGGTTTACTCATAGTGTTTCCTTATACTATTATACTATCATATAATAGTGCTTTTGTCAATTGACAAAGTGTCGCAACTAGATAGGTCTTGCTGATGGTTCAAGGTCTATAACTGCAGCCTTTTGACCTGTGTCTGTTTTGCCATTGTTTCCAAGTCTAACTAGTTTAGTTTCTTGTCTTAACTTGTTAAATGGTTTCTTTTGATCTGTCTTCTTCATAGCAGCGTCTTTTTTATCTTGGTTTGTTTTCTCACCATGATCGTCCTGATTTACTGCTTCATTTTTTGGTACACAGTTAGGGACTTGTTTGCCACCTTTCATTTTAGTACCAACTTGTTTATGAGAATCCCAACACGCTTCATCTACTTCTTTATGTTTTTTAGAACTAGTAATCTTGTCGCCGATTTTATTACCTACAGCTGTACCAGCAGCCGCTGCCGCTGTTCTTCCTAATGCCATTGCCGCAGGATTTTCTTTCATTGCTTTAGATATTGCTTTTCTTCTCTTATGTAAAAACTTATCAGATGAATCTGTATCGCCATCGTTGTCAATGTCTTTATCTTTTCTATCGTCAAACTTTTTTTTAACTGCGTCTTTGTTAACTGGATCCATACCTTCACTTACAACTTTACTTGCGATTTCTTCTAGTGATCCTTGTTTACTTTCAAAGTATTTTTTTTCTACTGATAATTTTACGTCTGATACTGGTTTTGAAAAGGCAACTTTTTCAGAAGCAATTGTATTAATCTTATCCTCTAAGCTATCTTTTCTTGTATCAAAATATTTTTTGTTCATTACTTTTTGCTCCTTACTTTCGCTGCTAAATCTTTATCTGCTTTACCCCAAGTACCAGATGATTTAGTTACGAAACTGTTAACTCTTGCCATAGCCCATTGTTGTGGTGTAGTACCTGGTCTATGACCACCTTTCCATGCAGCCATACCTCTATCGTAAACTTTCTTTAAGATAGAATAAGGCATACCTGTTTTTTCTGCTTTGTTTTTTACAGCAGTAATCGCTTCAATAAGAGATTTTGCTGGGTGTACTTGTTCTTTTTTCATTTTACCTCTTAACTGATCCATTTTCATTTGTATAGTTTCTATATCATTTTTAGCTATAGCCATAGGTGTCTTGTCTTTAGACTCACCTGGATCTAAATCTTTTAGTTTAGTTTGTAACGCCATTTGACGTGTTCTTAATTTTGCCATGTTCTCAGCGTCTTTAGAAGCATCCTCAATTAATTTTGAAAGATGAGGTACGTTTGCTTGTCTGATTGCCAACTGTGTAGGTATGTCTAATCTTTTAATCATAGCCTTTACAGCAGGTGTAACGTCTGAAGCTTTCTTACCTTGCCATACTTTTTTAATATTTGCAATTTGTGTAGGGTTCATTTTACTTCTTAAATAATCACCCACATCTTCTTTCTGCATTCCTTTTATATCAGGACTGTTGTCAGATTTAAACTTGATGTTACCTCTTAAAGTATCTTGTGTAACAGTTACCTCTTTGTTACCTTGTGATCTGTATTCTTTTGCTTTGTTGTCAGCAGAGTCTTTTGTTTTAAAAGGTGACGCATATCTTTTGCCATCTTTACCTCTCCATCTAACAACGTAAACAGTTGTAAACTCGTTTAGAGATTCGTAATCCCAACCACTTCTATATCTTGTTACCATTTTTTGCAACTCCAATATCTTGCTTTCCATTTAGGTCCTGGATTATCACAGTTATGTCTTGCTCTGAAGCTCTTTCTTCTTGCAGGATTATCTGCTTTGATTTCCATATTAGGATCACCAAATGATACTTTTACTATATTGTCGTTAGGTCCTTTTGTGTAAACATAAAACTTTTTAGAACCACCTCTAACAGGTTTGTTCAAAGTAACTTTCTTACCTTGATGTTCTGCTTCTGCAATTTGTGATGGGAAGATTCCCCACTCGTCTGCTTCTTCTTTCATAAAGTCTTTAAACGTTAACTTAAAGCCTTCAGTAGCACCTAAATCTTTTCTCATTTCTGCTTTAGATTTATTGTACTTTCTTTGAAATTCCTCTGGATCTAAACCGCCTTCGTCCTTAGATTTAAGGTCTATTGCGATATCTTTCATTCTTCCTTCTTGCATATTACTATTGGTGTCAATCACTTTATTGAACATTTTATTGTATGTTTCTTCAATTTTAGATTGCCACTCTTCCCCATATCTTTCCTTATATTTATTAATCGTTTCTTCTTTACTTGCCCATTCTTCTATATCTTTTAGCTCAACTTTTTTGTTGTCTGTCATGCTTATGTCCTTACTTGCGTTAACATTAATTAAATTATCACTATGTTTACTTGGACTATAAGAACCACCTTGATACTTAGGATTGTAGTGTTTTTCCCCTGGTGTTATTGAAGATGTATATTTTGCCCAATCATGCCCTATTTCATAGGCTTCTGGTATACCATCAGTATTAAATTCTGCACCTCTTTTTTCAGGTTCTCTTTCTGATTTTGTCTTCAATTCTCCATACATTTGTTTGAAACGTTTTGTATGTTTACTAGGTTTTGTTTTTGCTACTTTGTCAGCAGGCGATTGTTTATAAGCAGACTTATCACTATCTGATTTATTACCTTGTTTTTCTAGGTGTTTATCGTGTGATTTTTTCTCTTTGTCTGATAGACCTGCGACATATTTTTTAGGTTGATCTGTTTCTTTATCATACGCTAATTTTCTTTTCTCTTTTAAGTTCATTGATCGTTCCTCTAGTTTAACTGAATAGACAGGAGTTTCCATAATATTATATAGCCAACATTTGTGTAGGCTCATCTCCTCGTCTTCCAAGGTAACATAGTTTGTTCCTCTTCTTACAATGACACCAGTTACATTACTCTCCATATCATCAACTATATCTCCTACGTCATATAAATGCTCTGAAATATATTTGTCCCTTAATGTCATCTTATCTAACTCCTCTTTTGTTGAGGCAGTTATAAATGGTTTAAATCTAAATGCACTATCAGCGTCAAACGAAGCCGCTAACATCATTCCTTTTCTTACATTTCTGAATAGGTCTTGTGCATTTTTTGAGTTAGCAAAACCAGATGGCAGTCCTTTTTTGAAACTTGCAAAGTCTTTTGATTTTGCAGCCGATCTCATTTTACTAGCACTCATTCCCGTAGCACCTTCAGCGTCAGGATCTCTTTCTCCTGCTGAAGCTACAGATATACTATCAAAGTCATATAGACCATGACGGCTCTTAACGCCGTTATATTTTTTTAAGATAGTATCAAATTCTCTTACTCTATCACTACCTGCAACCATCGTTATGTTTGAGTAACCTTTTTTATATAAATCAGTTACAATATCCAATATCATGTTTGATGGATTAAGTAGTATGTTTCTATTATGTCTAGGAAACATTTGTTTCATTGTTGCTAATTTAACTCTAGCATTCAATGGGTTTTTAGATGTGTCTTCAGATTTACTTAAATAAATTCTGTAGTCATCTGTTCTTTGTTGTGCCACTTTGTTAATAAGTTTTTCGTGTCCTATTGTAGGTGGGTTAAAACGGCCAAAGGTAAATGCTATTGATCTACCTTTGGCCTCTTTTATATTAGATAACGATTTTAGTTCGGAAGGTGTAATCTTACCATCTTCCATGATCTCTTTCAACTTTTTGAAAAATTTGAGATAATGATACTTTTCTAACATTTTATAAATCACATTTTTCGGAAGTCGGTTTTTCACACCAAACTTTCTAATCTCGTCTGGCGACATATCTTTACTAAAAGCGTCCTTTCGGTCGTTGATAGTCTTGTCACCAATATCAATTAGAGTGTTAATAGAATCTTTAATCTCATCTAGCTTTTTAGAAACTAAACTTGACAAGTTATCAATATCGGAGCTTGTCAGGTCTTTTAGTTCCTCATAATCAATCATATCCCTTACGAGTTCACCTTTAACAACATCTATTTCAGAAACACGCTTCTGAAAATCCGTAACGTATTTTTCGGGTTCAAAGGTGCCAGGTTCTGGTTTTTTAATCCACTTGTTAGAGTCGATATCAAAAGTACCATCAGCCATGTCCCTTGCCTTATTAAATGTTACAGGATCTATTATGGAAAAGTAGTTGATAGGATGCTCTGTGCCTGGTATATTTTTACCATTTATCTGTCCTTGATATTCTCTTATCTCATCATGTACCTTTTCTTGTTCTGCTTTTGAACCAGGTATATCAAATAAGATATTAACATCTAGGTCGGCGTCAGCCCTATATTGTTTTGTAAGTATTGAACCTATCAAGGTATACTTAACTACTTTACCAAATTTTTCAAATGTCTTTATGCCATCAAGCACCATTTTCTTAACTGATGGTTTTAATTCTGGATTAGGAGTATCTGCTTTTGTAAATACGCCTGGTGCATATGTCTTTCTAGGTATGTCTATAATACTCTCACTAAAAGACTTTCTGTTTAAATTAATTTTAGGATAGATTTCTTGTGCCATCTTAACACCTGCCTTGTGATCTGAAGGATAATGCCAACCTGCATATACTCTTCCCATACCACATTCATCAGCAGCGTCAATCAAGCCTTCTCTATGTTCAGGATACTTTTCTGCATAGTATTCACCAATCAATCTACTTTGTAAACTGTGACCACTAGGGTATGCTGGCGTCTTCATACTATCACTAACAAGTGGCATACTATTAAAATCTAATTTCATTGAGTCTGCAAGATGATATGGTCTTGCTCTTTCAAACTTATTCTTAAATTTTCTAGCAATAGCCGCACCTGTTTCAGCGATCTTATCTGTATTGTTATTATCTATATCTAAATTGTTTTCTTTTAGATATTTTTCTATTGCATATTCTGATTTAGGATCGTGGTTTTTTACTGATTGTTCAATCGCTTCGTTTCTTTGTTTGAACATACCTTGCATTGCTGTCATCTCAGCCTTTGTTGCTTTAGATGTATTAGTGCTAGGTTTAGAACAAGACAATTCGTCTATGTTACCTGTGTAATTCTTAATAGGTTTTTCTTCTACCTTTGCGTGTCTTAAATTTTCTATGTCTGTAAAATCTTTAAACTTCATCTTTTACGAGCCTCTAATTCTTTTTTCATCCATTGTTTGGCCTTATAATTTTGTACTGGTGATGTAATATATCTTCGTACTAGTTTGCCAATTCTGTTCATTGTAAGAGTGACTAACTCTAAATCAGATTTATTATTATCTACAATAAGAAACTTACTCATACCAAATAGTCTTTGAAACTTACCAATATTATTTTGTACACCTTCCCAACTAGTCTTTGTAATATACTGTGGGATAGTTCTTTCACGTCTAGCGTTTCTTGCTATTGCGACTTCTAAACTTGTATTAACAAATATCATATAACTATCATAACCCATTTGTTGTAACATGTTATGGTTTCTACTAATAACATCATAATCTCTACCTGTACTGTCAATTACTAAACCAAGTCTGCCTTCTACATATTTATCTAATTGGGAGATAGCAGTTTGTTTTGCACGGCTTCTAATTAGGTTTCTAAAGTATTGTTCTTCGTCTGGCATATTTAAAGATAGATTTGCTTTCTTTAAGTTTCTTTCAAATGTAGTATCTGAATTTACAACTT